GAACGATTTTAGACCATGCTCCTGCCAATTATTTAACGTGGTTCCACTAATACCTAACTTCTCTAATACCTCAGACCTAGAAATCAAGTCCCAGTTGTCATCACGTTGCCTTTCCAGTTCCATCCTTTTAGCCAAGTGATCTCCCACTTTCTCCAGTAATTCAAGCTCTGCTTCTCTTGATAATAGTTGCATATTACACCCCTTTCTAGTTATGAATCTTACCCGCAAGCTGAATATAACGCCCATAATCAGGGTTTAAACCCTCGCTAGGTGTTTCTATCGTCTGTTGGTTTTCTCGCTCAAATTGGGCGCTTTTTTTGCGGTCTCGGTGGTTTAGATAAAGCAGTAAGCCAATCAGTACCACCATAGAGATTACCGCCTGTGTATTGCTTAAATCTAGTTCATTCATGCTATGCCCTCGCTTGGTAATTCTTGATATAATTCACTTGATAGCTGTGCTCCATCTTCAGAAAGTCGTACACCTCTTCTGGAGTTACTTTATCATCTAAAAAGTCAATGATGAACTGAAAGAGGTTCGGATGTCTATCCTTGATTTCAGCCATTTGTTTATCAAATTCTGCTTGTGTCATGTTGTCTAGGTCTAGTGTCATTGCATTGCCTCCAGCTCTTTAGCGTCGTCATTGTTCAAAAGCAAAAAGGCTATTTCATTTAGACGATCGAATAGCTTTTCATTCTGGGCGTATGCTGTATCAGTGTATTTTTTAGCAAGCCATAAGAACGTGGTTGTATCATTCTGTAGTGCAAACTCAAGCCCTTCAAGAGCTAGGTTATTCATTTCTAAAACATTCATGATGTCGGTTAATTCGTTCCCTAATTCTGCTAGCTTCTTAGCCGATAATAGAACTTGTTGGCTTGATATTGCTTTTTTTGTTGTCATGTTTTTTACCTTTTTTCTATCTTTTTATACTTGCCACGATGGCTTTTTAATGCTTTTTACTATACTGGATATCCTCACACTCAAAGTTGGGCGATGGCGAGTGTGGGGGTTTTGAATGGTTGTTTCTTATACAGTTTTTCTTGCAATGAAGTTCCTCACGCTCAGAAGTTTGCCGACCGAGAGCGTGGGGCTTTTTGAGTTGTTTCTTTTCCTGTCACATGCCTCACGCTTAGACTCGCCAATATTTGAAAGCGTGAGAAAATACCAGTTTTAAGAGTTGGCGCTCTATGTTTTTCAAAACCTTTTCTAATTGCTTGCCTGCTCTTCGGTTTTGTTAGTTTTTCTTAGTTTTGTTATTTACTCATAAATCTCTGACAACTCCTTATAGATGTCGTCTGGTATTGCTCGCATTGCTTTCTGTTGCAATTCAATCGCCTTGGTCTTGTCGTTGTCCTTACTGGTGTTTGACTCAATGATTCCAGTTAGTGCTAAAACTTGTCTGAAATATAGATCCATCTTCAAACGTTGACCAGCGCTGACCTCTTCTTTTGTTTCCTGCTTACTTTTTAGTAGGAAAATCTCACTAAACTCCCCTTCCTCTACCTTGTAGTCAATAACCTTACGGTAACGCCAATTTGATAAACGTCCCTTGATGGCTTTTTCTGACCAAGTTGGTAAAGCATCTAGTATTAAATCTAGTGTGATAATTCCATTTTTTTCCTGTATGTTTCTTAGTATTTCTTGTGTAAATACCTGTTTTCCCATTGTTTCCCTTGTCTTTCTATGCTATAATCAAGGTATAGAAAAAATATCTATACCATTCATCCAGTCGCTTGCTTCAGTCGCCAAACATTCAGCAAGTGACTTTTTTTGTTGTCGTTTTTAATCTTCATATCTAGGTTTTCTATAAATCAGTTGACGGCTTTCCACTAACTCAACGATAAACGCTAGGTTATTGGCCGTATTTTCTATCAAGTCGTCAAGCACACCTTTGTTTTCAGGTAATGCCATAGCTTCAGCCACACTCACGGCATTATCTAACCATGTTTTAAATTCTTTAAAGTTCATTTCTTTAACAGTAAAACCTTCTGGTTTTGATTCCAAATCATCCTCCAATACTTTAAAATGTAAGAATGGTTTTGTTTCGTAGCTTTCGCCTTTTTCGTAAAGTGATTTAATACGGTCAAATAGTTTTGTCAATGCTACGTCGTTGGTGTATTCAACAGTGATTTCACCGTGTCCATTGTAAGTTGTCTCTTCAACGTCTGTGATCATGCGAATTTCTTCGCCCAATGCTCTAGCGATACCGTGGTTAGTTGTTTGTGCTTGATATACTTGTGTGTTGTTCATTTTGTTTTCTCCTTTATATTCTAGGTCGGATATTTAGTCCGAGCAGGTCAATCCCCAGTGGTAAAGCACCACATGAGAAATCTGTATATGTAAAATAGTATTGCGATTGGGTCGCTCCTTTCTATGAATTCGCTTGATTTTCAACTAGTGAAAGGTAGTGTTAAAAATCATAAATCATCAATCAACCAATCCATAACTGACTGGTAAATCCGACGTGGGGCATCATAGTTACCTGTTTCAACTTTTGTCAAAGTTTGAGATTTGATGCCCAATTTTTTCGATAAATCTTTCTTAGTGAGTTGCTCCACCGCTCGCTTTTTTCGGACTTTTACAGCCGTTTCAACTGTTATTAGCATTTAACCCCTCCTTTCTTACGGCTTTTATTGCCGTTATTTTAAACGTATTATACGGCATAAAAAACCGTTTGTCAAGCAAAATAATTTTTATTTTTTATTTTTGTGGCTTTTTATGCCGTAATTGTTTATAATGTTATTGAAAGGTAGTGTTACAATCATGAATAGAATAAAGAATTTGAGAGAAAAAGAAGAAATTTCGCAAGACCAACTCGCTAAAATACTAGGGGTTAACTTGCGCACGTTGCAACGTTGGGAAAGTGGTGAAACTTCTATTCGAACTAAAAATGCCACTCAACTAGCTGACTACTTCGGAGTAAGCGTTGGGTATCTGTTGGGGTATGAAATCAAAGCGGAATATAGTTCTTTTAATGGTCAAGAATATCAAAATGAATTAAAAAAACTAGCGTTCTCGCTAGCACATCTGGAGTTGCTTATCTCAGATTCTCAAATAAAACATCTGCACGCCTTATTGAAAGGTATGTCTCACGATAATACTTTACTCAACGATGTAAAAACCGTTAAAAACAAAGACAAATACTACACTGAAATTTTAAAAAGAAACCGTGAGTATAATTTGTTGAATGAGATTAAAGAAGATACTGAATTACTAGAAATACTAAAACTACTGAATGAGAAACTCTAATAAAACTCTTGAAATACAGGAATTCTCAAAATACAAAAACTCCCTCATATTCGCTAATAGCAACCCTATTTCTACGGTCTATTGTGCAAAAACAGGGGAAATTGAAGAATAGAAAGCCGATTTTACAGACTAAAGCGCAAAAATGGGCAAAATTGACAAATAAAGCTCTTTTTGTTGACAAGTTCAAAAAATAATAATAGAATTAGAGATGAAGTATAGCTATGGCAATCCTCCGGGACCCATTTGCGGAAAGCATCTCTTAGTAAGGAGGTGCTTTTTTTGAGGCCATTTAACCAAATAAAAGAACAAATACGTACTCTTCATAATAGAGGGATTAAAATAGATACACTATCAAAGTACAGATATACTAAACAATATTTATTAACAAATAATTACTACAATCTTGTAAACGGATATGGTCGATTTTTTTGGATCAATACTAATTTATACCAAAATACAACATTTGAGGAATTGACTCATCTCTATGAATTTGATACTGCAATAAGAAACTCTCTCTTTTCTGCTACTCTTAGCGCAGAAAAACATCTACGAGGAGTAATAGCTTATTATATAAGCGAACGTTGCCATATATTGAAAAAAGTAGAGGCTTATAGAGATAAAAGCTTTTATTCTAAAGATATTCTCTTTGTAAGGAAAAAAATCTGGGAAACTATTGATAAAAATATAAATTCAAGAAATAACAATCCAATAAAAAATCACTATGAAAAACATGGCGGGGTACCATTCTGGGTTATCGTAAATTATCTTTCGTTTAACGATCTCTATAAAATATTAGAGAATGTTCCAGAAATTCAAAATAAAGTTGCAAAAGGAATGAAAAGTTTTTTAAAAGAAAAGTTTTCTATCACCAAACCTTATACCGAGAAAGAACTTTTGAGTTTCATGTATAACATCTACGAATTACGGAATTTATGCGCCCACGGGAATCGCTTATTAGATTTTAAGTGCAAGAATAATGTTGTCTATTATGAACCATTACACTCACTTTATAATATTCAATCTACCGATCCTAAACAATCGATTTATCATATATTCATTGTACTCCAATGTTTCCTATCTAAAATGGAATATGCTATTTTACACAATACTATTAAAAAGCGTATGAATAACTTAGAAAACAAGTTGGCTTCAATATCACACAACAAAATATTAAATCTTTTAGGTTTTCCAAATGATTGGAATAGGAATGTAGCTAATTTACCCCAAAAAAATCAATAATTCACTCTTATTTTAAAACCTCATATAAGCCCTATATCCGCCTTGTTTCTAACTCTGGTATTATTTACCGTCTGACTGCTTAAAATCGAAAATAAGGGGCTTCTCGTAGCCCCTCGCATGGTATAAACTCAAAATCTTTCCTAATTGCTTGCCTGCTGATGGAAAAGGAGTAAAAACCATGAATATTACAGAATACAAAAAGAAAAACGGATCTATCGTATACCGAGCAAGCGTATATCTTGGAGTTGATAAACTTACAGGGAAAAAGGCTAGAACTACTGTTACGGCCAACACTAAAAAGGGGATTAAAATCAAAGCAAGAGAGGCTGTCAATGCTTTTGCTTCAAACGGCTATACAGTTAAAGATAAACCAACAATCACAACATACGAAGAATTGGTAAAAGTTTGGTGGGATAGTTACAAGAATACAGTTAAGCCCAATACTCGTCAATCTATGGATGGATTGGTTAGAGTTCATTTATTGCCTGTATTTGGCGATTACAAGCTAGATAAGCTGACCACGCCTATTCTTCAACAGCAAGTAAATAAATGGGCTGACAAGGCCAATAAAGGCGAAAAAGGGGCGTTTGCTAACTACTCCTTACTTCACAACATGAATAAGCGTATTTTGAAGTATGGCGTAGCTATCCAGGTAATACAATACAATCCAGCTAACGATGTCATCGTTCCACGCAAACAGCAAAAAGAAAAGTCTACTGTAAAATACTTAGACAACAAAGAATTAAAACAGTTTCTGAATTATTTAGATACTCTGGATCAATCAAATTATGAAAACCTATTTGATGTTGTCCTATACAAGACTTTATTGGCCACTGGTTGTCGTATCGGTGAAGCATTAGCCCTTGAGTGGTCTGATATTGACCTAGAAAACGGTGTTATCAGTATCAATAAGACACTAAACCGCTATCAAGAAATAAACTCACCTAAATCAAGCGCTGGTTATCGTGATATACCAATAGACAGAACAACCTTACTTTTACTTAAACAATACAAAAATCGTCAACAAATTCAGTCTTGGAAATTAGGTCGTACTGAAACGGTCGTATTCTCTGTATTTACAGAAAAATATGCTTATGCTTGCAACTTACGCAAACGCCTAAATAAGCATTTTGAGAATGCTGGTGTAACGAATGTATCATTTCACGGTTTCCGCCATACACACACCACTATGATGTTATACGCTCAGACTAGCCCTAAAGATGTCCAATACAGATTGGGACACTCTAACTTATTAGTGACTGAAAATGTTTACTGGCATACAAACCAAGAAAACGCAAAAAAAGCTGTCTCAAATTATGAAACAGCCATCAATAATTTATAAAGGGTGTCACGATCAGTGACTACCCTCTTACTATACCTAAAATCAGTTAAGGGTAACTAAAAGGGTAGTAAAATTAGAAAAAGCACTAAGGGAAAGCGCCCCAAAGTGCTTAGTTTAAAGGCTTGACGCCTTCTAATCTAGAAATTAGATTATTTTTTAAGGTTGTAGAATGATTTCAATCCACGGTATTCTGCTACTTCACCAAGTTGGTCTTCGATGCGAAGCAATTGGTTGTATTTAGCGATACGGTCTGTACGTGAAAGTGAACCAGT